CACACTAATTGCTGGTAGCATTTCTCTTTGTTTTTCTATTTCCCCCATAAGCACGGGGGAGTGGTGGTGGAGTTCTTCCTCTGTGTCGGCGCACCCACAAGAACTTACTGCACCGTTGACATAATCGTCTACGCCGTTGGCGCACTCGGCATCAAGAAAAAGATTGCCGGAAAAGATCTCGCGCTGGCGATCGTTAAGAAGATCCCACTCTCGGTATGACATGCCATTCTTTTGAAGGCGGTCATCTAGGATGTTTACCTTTGCGGAAAATTCATTATGGATAGCCGGGCTGCCCCGAAGAATATCTATCTGGTGTGGATTTAAAACTTGATGCATATTTACAGGCTCTGAAGCTCTTTCCGGATTAGGTCTCTGATCGAGCCCATCGAGTCGGGAGATGATTCCTCTTTGGTAAGCTCTGCATTATCTTCTTCTGTCTCTACGTCCGTTGCAGCCTTCTCTGTGTTGACGGCGGACTTAGTCTTCTTCACATCTGGACGTCGCCCATCAAGCTCATCCAGAATAGAGGCGTACTCTTCCTTGATAATTTCGGCTAACCTTGCTGTTGAAATCTTAAACTTATTTGACATTATTTATGTTCTCCTTAAATCTTAAAGCCACCCAGGCTATCTATAAATAGTTAGCTATTGATGTGTTTTCTTAATTCTTTCTCAGTGATAAGTGTATAAGTAAAGCTATTTCCGTAGATAAGTGCAGAAGACTTACACAGTTCTAAAAATTCGTTGTAGTCTTCGGCGCGTTTGAACACTTGACAGCCAGCACTCCATCTATTAACAAGGTAAGACTCAGTATAAGGGTTACTTTTGTGTATGTTAATGCCAAAGAACCCCTTATTGATCATTTCTAGCCCTCTATAGTCAATTATATCATCTTTGTTGTTGTCTCGCCAAACCTTGCAAGGCTTTCGCTGTACAAGAGCCTGGTATCGGTTTTGGTGCCTTCCGAGCTTCCATCCGCCTCGATATTGTCCAGGAATGAGAATCGCAGTCCCCTTAGGGTTCATTGGGTTTTCTAACCAATACTTTCCTGGGTCGGTTGTGACCTCATACTTTTTCTGTATGACTGTGTCTCCAGATTGATAGAACACGAGAAGATAGTCATCAAACTCGTTTGAGCTATCATTGTCCCGTCGAACACCTATTAAATTTAGGTTTAATTTCTTGTCCACTCTCTCAAAATAAACATACCCCTTAGACTTCATAAATGAGATAATATTTTCTGCCACAAGAATATCTTTAAGGGGTTTCGTCGGGCTCGCTAGCAGGCGGCTCGGACGAAGGCGGAAGATCGCCGAGAACAGCTTGAGTAAGTGAGTGAACAAATTCGTCTACCTCCGGGTTTTCTTTCATCCGATATGTTAGGCCATCTTCATCAAGTTTTAGTTCGGCCAGTCCTGATTTATAATACATTAGTATAGTCAAGTGGGAAGCAAGATTAAAGTTTGGGTCAGCCTGTGCCTCATCCCTAATCCACTTCATCACCCGAGCGGCGAAGAAAGCTTTCTCGGCGTAGATAATGTTATCCTCACCTTCATTAATATAACCCTCTTCTTCTAAAAGTTTAAGGACATTAAACATTATTTATCTCTTTTCCGCATATAAAAAAACGACCCCGGAGTGAGGTCGTTCTTTAGATTACTTTCAAGCGTTACTCGAAATTAGTTTATTGACGGCTAAGAAGACGCTCGACAACACGCTTAAGAACTGCTTCGGTGAGTTCTTCGTCATCAACAACCTCTAGATCAATAGTTTCGTCGGTACGATTGTACGCAGCGTCGCCCATTCCAGCTTCCTCGTCGGCAAGCGCTTCTAGGTCTTCGCCAGCAGCTTCAAGATCTGCTCCGTCATCAGCGAGAGCTTCAGCCTCTTCCTCAGACTCTACGTCTACTTCGACGCCGGTCACTTGAGAGACTGCGTCGGCGATGGCTTGTACTAGTACTTCTGCCTCTTCTTCACTCATCTCTACTTGGGCTGCGGGCTCGCCTGGAAGTTCCATTTCGGCATCTACAATCTCTTCTTCGCCATCTTCGGCGGGAAGCTCAACTGCGTCCATCTCTAGCTCCTCTTCTTCATCGATAGTGTCAAGATAGTTTTCGGTGAGAGGGGCCATGTTAGCAAGCTTTCCCCAGCGACGAATAACGTTTTCGTTAATAAGAGTCTTCTTAGTCATTACATTGTTCTCCTTAAAGTGATTGGTAACACAATCATCAATAAATAGGTTGTCAATATCAAAAACACCCTATTGATCGTCAAAATCTTCAAAAATCCCAGTAGACTCAAGCTTATTAAAAGCGGCATGCTCAATTTGACTAATACGAGGGAAGCTAACTCCCATTCTGTCAGCCACTTCTCGTAGGCTAAGACCTGCTGGGTATTTCCTTGCGCACACTACCGCACAGTTTAAGTCCTCTTCGAAGTTCATCCAGTTGCGGCACTCGGTCTGATCACACTCTACTCTCCACTTCTCCTGCACCTCGAAGCATGTTGGCGCAGAACTATATTGAGTCTCAAACTCTGTCGGTTCTTGATTGATTTTAGCTTGCTGTTCTTTCGGATCTTTACGATAAAACATTTTATTTTCTCCGTGCGTTCCGGGTGCTTAAGATGTGTGTGTTACTTTCGTGAGTGCCGGCTGATGTTTGCCGTACCCATTCTACTTTATTTCGTAGCTCAGCTAGAGTGCGAGCGCCGGTATAGGAAAATCCGCTGCGGATCCCACCCTCTAAGTCCCTAAGAATATCTACTACGCTTCCCTTGTGGGGGATATATGACGCAACACCCTCAGGGGTAGGTGACTTGTTCCGCCAATCTAGCTGCGCATCTTTTGAGGCCATGCCTCTATATTCTTTTGCTCTGCTGCCATCTGGCAAATTAATTGTTTGACCTGGGCTTTCGTCCGTGCCAGCTAGCAAAGAGCCGCACATTACAAAGTCGGCTCCGGCAGCGAGCGCCTTCACAATATCTCCAGAAGTTTTAATGCCGCCATCGGCAATAATCGACACATCTCGATCAGTACGAGCGCAGTCGAAAATAGTCTGAAGTCCTGGCAGCCCATGTCCTGTCACCAGGCGGGTGCTGCAAATAGAGCCTCCGCCAATATTACAGCGAACTGAGTGAGCGCCCCAGTCGGCAAGATCATTGACACCTTCTAGCGTGCAAACATTGCCTGCCATAATATGAATACTATTATTATATTCTTCGCTCAAGTGCTCAAGCGCTTTTTTCATTAGGATATGGTGCCCGTGGGCAACGTCTACACACAAAATATCAACGCCGGCAGCTACAAGCTCGGCTGCCCTCTCCATACAATCTCCCGTAACCCCAATAGCCGCTGCGATTGGGTGGGTAAGACGGTTATGAACGGGTACACCAAGAATAGACTCCTGAACTAGTGAGACCTGTTCTTGAATTGTATTGTAGCGATGCAAAACTGCCACTCCACCAGCCGCGCCCATGGCACGGGCCATCCTAGACTCAGAGACTGTGTCCATCGGCGACGCAATCACCGGAAGAGAAAGTCTAATATCAAATGATAAATCGCTTCCAATATCTACTTCATTTCTGCTCTCGATATTGCTGTACCTAGGTACCATGAGCATATCATCGTAGGTAACTGCTTCCTTAAACTTCATTTTGCTCCTCTGCCAGGTTGCTGGCTAGTTCTTGACATCCTGGGCAGAAAAGCCTGACCAGTTCTTGTTCTGTTCTTACTACGACTTGCCATGTCATATGGGCGTCGCGAGTCTTAGGAAATTCTTCTTTACAAGCCGAGCATGAGCTTGGCAGTCTGTCAAACATGTTCATCTGCTTATCTAGCTTCTGCTGTTGGTCGTGGATGACCCTCTTGTCTTTCTTTTTCTTTTTGTCCCGCTTAAGGCGCTTAAGATGTTTTTTACTTTTAGGCAAAGCAGTTCCCCCCTATCTTCTATACTAGAATATCAGGTCACAGGGATACGTCAAGCTTTTTCTTCATCTTCCTGAATATAAATGTCGAGGACTCCGAAAATGCCCTCTAGCTCCTTTGCCGTGACGGTATTATTGTCCACCAAAGATGTCGTAAGAAGAGCAACGTGCTCTCTCTTTGACTCTAGAAGACCCTCTGCTTCCTTGAGAGACCTTCTGATAATCTCTTCTACGGCTTGGTCAAACTCTAATTTATAGGCCTCTGAAGTTTCTGATGAACGTTCAATATAAGAATTAGTTGTATTCTTTCCAAAGTACATTGGCCCAATAGAACCCATTCCAAAGTCCTTTACCATTCTCTCGGCTAATTGTTTTGCTCTCAGTAAATCATTTGAAACACCAGTAGACGTACCATCTTCCCCAAAGAACATTTTCTCTGCGATGTATCCTCCAAGAAGGACTTTTATTCTGGCAATATTCTCCTTCTTGTTCCAAGAGAAGCGATCGTCAGTTGGCATCTGTACAGTTAGTCCCAGCGCTTGACCATGGGGTACAATTGTTACTTTGTGCAGCGGGTCAGCATCTTCTAGATAATAAGCTAAAATGGCATGGCCGGCTTCGTGTATCGCTGTTGCGCGGCGTGAGTCCTCAGAAATCTGGAGTGATTTACGGGGTTTTCCCATAAGAACTTTGTCCTTTGCTTCTTCAAGGTGAGCATTGGTAATCTTTGACGACTTCTTCATAGCAGCCAAGATACATGCCTCATTTACTAGGTTGGCTAAATCAGCGCCTGATAACCCAGGGGTCGTTGCTGCCAATGTTTTTAGGTCTACCTGGCGATCAAGGGGAGCGGTGGCAGTATGAATTTTTAAAATCTGCTCTCTTCCGCGAGAGTCAGGCAGCGGCACAGAGACCTTTCTGTCAAATCTCCCTGGGCGGGTCAGAGCTTTATCTAAGACCTCAACACGGTTAGTCGCTGCCATCACAATTATTCCTGAGTTTTCTTCGAATCCGTCTAGCTCTACGAGTATTTGATTTAGTGTTTGCTCTCTTTCATCATTCCCTCCGGTATGACCACCGCCGCCGCGATGTTTTCCTATTGCATCTAGCTCGTCTATGAATACAATACATGGGGCCATCTTCTTGGCGCGAGCAAATAAGTCACGAACTCGTGATGCGCCGACACCAACATACATCTCGACAAATTCAGACCCGGAAGATAATATAAAGGGAACCTGAGCCTCATGAGCAACAGCCTTGGCTAATAAGGTTTTTCCTGTCCCAGGAGGACCATATAAAAGAACACCCTTCGGCATCTTGCCGCCAAGCTTTACAAAACGGTGCGGGTGACGCAGGAACTCAACTAGTTCTACTAACTCTTCCTTCGCCTCTTGGCAGCCCGCCACATCATCAAACTTTACACCAAATTCTGACGGAAGAATGACTCGGGACTTTGTCTGAGAGAAGGTTGTCATCGGCGATGGGCCAGTGTTCTTCATGACGGAACGAAATACATATATTAAAATAATAAATATAAATACTATCGGCAGCCAAGAGACAAGAAGAGTCAGCCATATCGACGGCGGATCTGACCCAAGAAACCTAAGCTCTATATTTTTGTCTTCAGATAGTTTTTTTAAAACCTCTTCTGAGAGTGGTGCATTTGTTTCATAGATTTTCTCGCCCATAGTGATTGTCCACTTGTCTTGGCGGATCACTACTTCGGCAGAAGTACCTTGGTCACTTGCGGAGCCTAACAGAGTAAGCGCCCGGCTGTAAGACACAACACTGGGCTGGTTTACCTCTAGGCGCGCAAGATGAGAAGACATAACGAAAAGAACCGCGACTAATACAAAAGCCCAAATAAAATAACTTTTGTTACCGCGGTACCAATTCATACATATTTTCCTCTTCCCGGCTTATAAAGTATCTAGTTCGCCAAAGAGGTTCATTTGCTCTTCTTTACTATTTTTAAAAGGCTTTCCTCGACATATTGCTGGGGATATATTCTTGGTGCTAGACCGCACCACTCTACATAAATCATGGGTGATTCACCGCGGCGGCGGGCATAGGAGGCCCTCTTTACGAGCCCTAAGAACCTGTAATCAGAGGACTTAAGCTCTACCAGATCTCCTGGTCTTAATTTAGGCTTGATGGCCATTTGTGCTGGGGTTTACGCTAAGATTCATCAGCGCTTAGAATCTCCATGGACTCACAAATGTCTAATTCTTTGTGGGCAGCAGTATCTAGATCTTCCCAGTGGACTGTCCACCATGCCTCGCCTTTACGGATGAATCGTCCCAACACGAGACCAACTGCCCCGTCAGAATTCTTTAGGACGGTGCCCGACTGTAGATGTTGTGTGCTCATTTTATTTCTCCTTGTGCTTGAGTATAACATATTATTCTACAACTGAAAAGCAATTATTAACATTTGTTAAAAGTTCTTGAAAGCGTTCGCCGGAAGTGGTCCACTGAAGATCCACATAACGGTTGGCCCAGCTTGTGCCGGTGCCTTTCTTCTCCTCGTAAGACTTGGTAAGAACCAAGGCCAACTTCCCTGCGTGAGGAGTGTGGCGGGCGCGCAGAAGAGTGCCGGGCATTTGAACTTTGTTCGCATGGTAGAGGCTGTATTCACTCTGGTTCACTCAGCACCTCCCAATTCGTAGGCATAAAAATAGAGCGGCGGCCGTCGGGGTATAATACATCCCATAAAATACTTTTGCCCGTCTTCACTTGCTTGTGAGCGAGGATAGCGTATTCCCCGCTCTCCAAGATGGCGATGTTCTTTCGGCACTGCTTCTTGATGCGGAGTAGGGTGCCCGGCTTTAATCCGTCAGCGTATTTCATTTTACTCTCACCAGATATTGCACGGGATATTGTTTTGATTCGTGTGCGCCCCACATCACATCAACGAACTCAGTCTCACCGCCGAGATATTCATCAAGAGCCCAATAATTTGAGCGAGTGATCAGACCGAGAGTGTTTGCGCTAGCCACGCCTACCAGTTCGCCAATTTTATAGCTTTTGTATTCGGGGTTCATTAATACATTCTTTTCGTTAGGTGGCTTTCATTGAGGAAGCAGTTGGAACCGTCAGGCTTCAAACACTCCCAATGGCTATCGTTAATTTGTCCTACCAGCAAAAGTGGCGTCTTGTTGTCCGCCAACTCAATGAACCACAGGGTTGACAAGTGGTCAATCGCCGTCTTTCTAATTCTCACCAGATCGCCGATTTTCATGATACTACCTCTGCTTGATCTGAGAAAAGCATAATCTGACCGTCGTCCATAAAGTTTAAGTCCATAAGAGCATCAAACTTTACAAGGGCTGGATAAACCTTAACTCGATCAGGGAGCTTTGCCTGGTCCAGCTTGTGAGCCAAGTCATATTTCTCTTTCATCACCAGCCCAATCTGGCCCTCTAATTTAGCACGGATGCCAGGAGGAAAAGACATTAGTCCCGACGAGTTCACTTTAACAATCTGTCCGACTTTCATGATATTTGCTGCATGTTACAAACATAATCACAAAACTCAGGAGTGCCGTCCAAGGGCTGGCAAATATAAAAGATATGCTCTTCAGCGCCTTCATAGTCGGTAGTGAAATCACAACCGGGGGATAGGCGATGGACCAAGGCTCTGGCTGGGATGTCTGCCATTCCTTCTCTTGGGTTTACCATTACCAGCATACCCGGACGAATACGGCATCGTTTTTGAATCTCTTGGATCATCTTATTTTACCAATTCAACGGAGTATTTGGGCATTTTCTCAATCATTGGAAGGAGCGGCGTTGCCTCGGGCAACCACTCCACTACAATAGTATTACCGCCATCAAGAACCTCCTGGACTAGACCAACTAGTCCATCAAGGTCACGGCGTGTAGTCCGAACAAGATCTCCAACTTTCATAACTCTCTCCTCTTCTAACACTATAATACCATCATTAGATTAGAAGTCAAGTTTTATTTTTGGTGCCCGAAGAAATAAGTTTTAGGTGGTCACACCTTACCCAATAGTCTCCGTCGGGTGTTCGCACTTTGAACTTATTGTCGGCAGTGAAGACATAACGTTGCTCAATAATAATACCTGTGAGCATCGTCTCGTCAATATATTCTTCTGTTACTCGGCTAGCCTTGAAATCTACAAGGTCGCCGAGATCGTACCGAAAATAAAATTTGGTCATTTGCCCTCTGAAACAAGTGCTAGGTGCTGGACAGAATAATATTCCTCCAGTTCATATCCCAGCCAATTAACCTTTACACAGATAGCGCCGCGGGCTGGAAGATGCTTTGCTTCTGGATAGGAAAGCACCAGCCCAAGCTGGCGTCTGTTGCCTTTGGCTACGGATTCCCGAAAGCTCCAGTCAGGCTCTACCAAATCACCGGGCTTCACTTATCACCTCCAAATACTTATTCCGAAACCAGTGAGTTTGTTTGCCCAGTGATGTTTTTTCGGTCAGATGTAGTTGAACGTAGTCTTCTGAAGCTTCAATATTAATAATGATCCCGTAGAATATCTGGTGAGAGTAGCCCTCAACCGTCTTAACCAAGTCACCGAGTTTCACGCCACAACTCCAATTCTCCGTAGTGCCAAATTCTTTCTTTGCCTTCCAGCAAAGTCAAAACTGTTTCGCCCCGGTTGGGACCACCGTCCATAACTTTGAGGACCAACATCTTTTTTCCGCCAACATCTCGGGCGGCAAAAATGTTTGGGGCTTGCTTTACCAAATCACCCGGCTTCACTGACGACCTCCAGGGTTTGTGCCATCTGCATAAAAGTTCCGTAATCGCCTTGCCATTTTACCTTTGCACATCTTCCTTCGACGAGTAATACAAGACCAAGACCACACATTTTGTGACCCATGTATCCTTCTTTTCGTTTTACTAAGTCACCGGGTTTCACTGAGCATCCTCTCTATACGCCAGGAGCTACAACTTCCGTGCTCGCCGTCGTCGCAATAAATCATCTCAATCTGGGGAGGAGAGGGTTCGTCCTCTCCAAACCACATATCATCGTGGCGGCGGATCTTGGTAATCACAGCCATTCCGCCGTGCTTCATCATCACAAGGTCGCCAACTTTTAGTCCGTGTCGCCACGTTCTGGTGTCGTTGATCATCATTGGTTTTCTACATTCTTAAAGTCATCAGAGCGGAAAATCTGCCAGGCTCGATCTCGTAAGATAATCAAGAGGCGGCTGTCAATCATTTCTTCGGCGTCAACGGGGACAGCAACCTTGATGTTGTTGGGCATTTCCATCATAACAAATTTAGTCTTCATTGGAAAAGTCCATCGGGCGGAAGAGGGAAACGATATTTCGCCTCTTTCCTAATTTGTCCCAGTGGGTAAATCCTTCAGGGATTTCTAAGTTCTTCCCCCATTTGGGATCTTTGCGGGCTTTAGGTCGTGTCGCCATGCGTTTTTCTTGCTCATTGTCATTGATCTTTCCTTACTAGTATAATAGCACTGTATTAGAGTAAGTCAAGTTTTATTTCTTTGTTCCCGCCTTTTTGAGGAAAGTCCAAAATCTGGAAAATAGGGAAGAAGAATTTTTCGGGGCATATTGGATTTTAGTTATTTCCCGGCGGCATACAAAATAGTGTTGTTCTGCATATTCCTCTAATAGGTTGTTCTCTATAACCCATTTGCGCAACTTGCGCCAGTCCTCAAGCTCTGCAATTGTGCGGATAGGTGTGGTCTCTAAAATAGCAAGACGACGTAGTGCTTCGGACATGGTGTTCTCCTCTGCCATAATAGTAGCACTCCTTTGGCAGAAGTCAAGAAAAAACTAATCGTTTAGCTCAAATATAAAAGCCTCTCGTCAGTCTGCATAGGATCCACTAGGGTACCTTTCTGTACAGTCTCTGCCATACTCACATATAATATATATGTTAGGAGATGGGTCATTTGACGTATTCTGTTAACCAGTCTAGCAAATCGGGAGGTCCCGAATCTGATGACTGAGGTGGGCTTATCTGTTCCCCGTGGATCCCAAGGCCCCGTGCCCGCGAGCAGTAGACTGGTTATCATAGATGGAGTCTGACTCCTGCAAGGTTACATTATCAGCAATCCGAACAAAGACGCCCTGAGCAATTTTCTCTCCTGGCTCAATGTATTGAGATTTTAGGCCTACATTGTGAAGGTTTACAAAAATTTCTCCGCTGTATCCTCTATCGACAACACACGCTCCGACATGTAGGCTACGCTTGCTGGCAATGCCTGACTTGTTCTTCATCTCTAGCATGTACCCAAGCGGAACCTCCATCTTGATGCCTGTCGGAATAAGAGCAGAATCACCGAGATCAATTCTCATTCTGTCGTCTCCGCAATAGAAAAAATCCATTCCCGCATCCGTGTCGTATGCCCGAACTGGTGTTTTAGCTGTTGTCCTTGTCTTAACAAATTTTACGATCATGTCAGTCTCCTAAACGTTCTTCTAAGAGAGCGGGTGCTGAATCCCCACTTCTCGTTATATTCTAAGTTAGCAATGTATACTTTGTTAAGAGAAATCTTATCGTCATCTCTGACACCCCAGCAGCGGATGTTCGCATCAAAGGCGTTGCTGTCAGTTGTGGAGATTACCCAATATTCTTTGCCGTTCTTTGTCTTCTTTATTTTTACGTCCCTCGGAATGAACCAAACCAATTGGAGGTCAGGGTCGTACTCGCTGATGGGTGGGCAGCCTCGTCCCATTAGATTGTCCTGAATCTCTTGTGGCATAATCTCGTGGATAGGAAAGATGCCGGTGAGAGAGGCGAAGTGTTCTAACTTCTCTTCGTCTGTGAAGTCTCCTTCGGGAGCGTAGAGTGCAATGTTGTCCTCAAGGTTTTTCTCCTTGCGGGGGCGGTCAACTGCTACCGCTGACCAGAAGTGGCGCAGACCTGTGAACCTATCGTCCATCAACTCGTCGAGGGCTTTACTTCTGACTAGAACATCTAGAGCCTTCTTGTTGAGTTTGGAGTATGTGATGTTTTCATTGAACAGAAACTCTTCAATTGTGCCGAATGGTCGGTTATTAATAATCTGATCAAGGGCGCTGTCACCTAGACCTTTGATACCGGCAAGCGGTTGAATTAATGTTTTGCCGTCGTCATCAATTTCCCAGACTCGTCCTGATTTATTAATGCTCGGGGGCTCAATCTCAAACCCAAAGGCTTTGGCGGTGTTGATAGCGCCGGCCTTCTTATCCTCTGGTTCCTTGTCCAAGAACGCAGCCATCCACTCAACTGGATAGTAGTAACTCAGCCAAGCGCATTGGAAGGACACCGCTCCATAAGATACGGCGTGCGATAAGTTGAAGCCATAGCCTGAGAAGAACTCCATGTTTGCCCACTGCTTGTCGGCGACGGCTTTGGAGAGTCCGTGTTCTGCACAGCCTGCAACAAACTTCTTATAGATATTGTCCTTTACTTTATCTTTGCCCGTTCCTTTTTTCGTTAGAACTTTGCGGAGGAGATTGCCCTCATCGAGAGAAATGTCCTTGCCGAGCTTGTGCGCTAGCATTGCTAGCTGTTCTTGGAAAACCAACAAGCCGTGCGTTTCTCCGAGCACTTCTTTGATGATTGGGTGCTCATACGTGACTTGCTCTGGATTTGTTTTGTTCGCGACATACAGACTGTGAGCCTTGGCGCTAAGTGGCCCAGGGCGGAAGATAGCCGTGACTGCTGCGAAGTCCAGAAGCGAGGTTGGCTGAGCTTCTTGGCAGAACCGTTGTGCTCCGCCGTTAGTCATCTGGAAGATGCCGGCCCACTTACCTTTGTGGAAAACCTCTCGCCAGACTTCTTGGTTATCAAAATCAATTGCGTCGGGATGGAGACGAGTATTATAATAATCTCTGACCTGCTCAAATGTCGGATCTTCAACTCCTTCGTGTCGTTTTAATATATGTCGGATTGCTCCCGAAATCATACGGAGAGTTGACAAGCCAAGCAGGTCAAACTTAATGAAGCCCAGCGGTTCAAGGTGGCGAACGTTTTGTCCCTCGCTCCACGGAGTCTGGATGACTCCGCCAGAGTTGATGAGCGGCATGTGCCGGTCAAGGTTCTCAGCTACAACCACGCCGCCAGCGTGTCGTGATATGCTCCGCATATTGCCGAACAGATTATCAACGTGAGTCTCAATATGAGGATACTTCTGGAAGAATTGCTGAAGAGTTTCACTGTATTCTTTTACCTCCGTAAATGTTGGGGTGTAGACGCCAGCGATTTGGCCGTGCGCTTTCTTGGCTAGGGGTGTGGCTTCGCTCATCATGACGCCCGTGACCTTATTGACTTCCATGAACGGTACGTTATAGAACTTGCCTATGTCTTTGATGAGAGAGCGGAGTTGGAGCGTGTTGAAGTTGCTGATAGGGACGACTGTCGTCTTCCCCCAGTCTTCTGCTAGTTGCTCCTTTAAAACCATTGGCTCCTCAACATCAAAGTCAATGTCCGGATAGCCTTTGCCGCCCTTGGTCAAGAACCTCTCAAACTGTAGCTCGTATTTAATTGGGTCGATCTGAGTAATGTCTAGAACATAAGACAGGAGGGAGCCAGCGGCTGAACCTCGTCCAAGTCCTACCAACATTTCCTCTTGGGCTTTATCACTGATGGCTTTCATCGTCAGAAAGTACTGGGCAAAACCTCGGTCTTTGATGATACCCAGTTCATACTTAAGGCGATCCACATACTCAGGGTCTGTGATCTTCTTTTGTTTCATGCCCGCCGAAGCGTCTTGGGCCAGAGCCTGGATGGGTGTCTTGCCCTTGGGCACCACAAACTCGGGAAGGCGTACTTCGCTTCCTGGCAGAAAATCTTCGCAGCGATCGAAGGCAACATGATGGGTGCGCTCAATGCTGTCACGGATGAATGTGTCATCATATTCAATGTTGAACAGCGAGGAATAGTTCTTGTAGGCTTCCCACATTTGGTCGCCGTTTTTTGGGTAGAGTTCCATCCCAACTTCTTCTACGGAACTTGGTAATCCATTACCTCCCTCTGCCCACTCTGGGACTTTGCCACCCCAGCCAATGCGCCTGTACATCTCTCTGTCTTTCCATAGCTCTGGACGTGGGTAGTGACTGTCGGCAGTACTGATGACCTCCACTCCCATTTCCATACAAGCCTGGATGATAAAGTTATTCCCATGATGTTGGTCTAGGATATTGTTCCACTGAACCTCGCCGTAGAAACGATCGCCAAAGATTTCTTTAAACTGAGCAATAGTATTCTTCATTGCCTCAACAACATGATCGGGGCTCTTATCTCTGTTCCTCCAGAAATCTTCAAAGAGGGGGCCAGACATACATGCGCTTGAAATAATCAAGCCTTCATTATATTTGTCTAGCATCTCAAAGTCCATGCGAGGATATCGATAGAAGTTCTCAGGCTGATAGCTATCTGAGACTAGTTGGAATAGATTGTTTAGCCCTGTTTGATTCTGAGCAACCATGACAAGATGATGACGCTTGTTAAGGGGGTTCCGCTTCTTGCCGCGGTTCTCGTCCTCAACGACCATCCCATATTCTTCTTTCTTTTGCCGCTTAGCATTGGCCTTGTGCTCTTCGTACATCGTGCGCCACTTGCGATGAGACTTGAGGAAATAAGATTCACAGCCGTAAATAGCCTTGAAGTCTTTGCCAGACTCCCTCATCTTCTTTAGGTGCTCCACCTGAAAGGAGAGTCCATTCATGTGCCCGTGGTCGGTAAGAGCGTGGGCGTTCATCCCGTTCTCATAGGCGAAGTCCATATGTTCGCCAGGCATACCCAGTCCATCAAAAGGGGAGAGCCCAGAGTGAGCGTGAAGTCCCACGAAAGGGATCTTGCTTGTAATCCGTTCAGACATTAACAGCCTTTCTTGTTTGGTATACCCCATTATACTCTAGAAGTCATATAAGTTCAAGAAAAAAATGAACAGGGCTCCCGATGCCCTGTTCTCCACCCATCGCGTGGGGATCCCCAATTAACATTAATTAGTGACTGGCTTATTCAGAGGAATTGTTTTCTTCTTCGGTGGTCGGG